GTTTCCTGTGATGGATACATCGGCAGCAGTAAGTGTGCCTGTAAATGTAGGAGAAGCTGAATTTGACTTAGTAGCAACAGCAGTCGCTATGTTGTCAAACTCTGTGTTTATTTCTGTGCCTTTAACTATCTTGGCAGGATTGCCAGAAGGCAACGAGTCCTTTGTAGCAAAGTTTGTAGATTTAGTATAATCAGTCATATTCCTGCCTAACCGTGTTCTTAGATATTAAAAGATGCGGGGGCTTTTACACCCCCGTCTTACTCTTATTACTTAGGCGTTGACAGCCAGTACGAAACCAGAGTCAGCACGTAGTACACCAGTACCGTACAGAGTATCGGCAGTGTACATGTTAGCAAGATATTCCTGCTTGTACTGTGTCTGTGAACGTACACCCATCTGCTCAACAAGAACCATAGTGTCCTTGTGAACAAGCAGGGAAGCCTTAACAGCACCACCGCCTGTTGCTGTATTCTCAGCAGCAGTTTCAATGGTAGGACAGTTAGAAGTAACATATACGTCAATGCCGTACAAGTTACCAATCAGTCCATTCTGAACGCCACGACCATCTACGAAGTCAGAAGACACGTAACGGTCAACACCCATAATTGCATTACGGAGGCTAGGTGGAATGACAAACACACGGCCGTCCATAGGAACGTCTGCATCGTCAGCCAACTGGATGAGGTCACGGAAGATAGCATCAGTGAACACATCAGCAGGAACTACAGTGTCAGCAGCATAAGCTGTCAGACCAGTAGAAGCATCTGGGTAGTAAGCAGCATTGTGTACCCAGCTTGAGCCATTACCGTTACCCAGAGACTTGCCCAGAGTAAACAGGTCATCGTCAACCTGCTTTGCCAGAGCGTAGCCAGCATCACCTGTGTAGAATGTACGCAGAGAAGCCAGAGCCTGAACGTCAGTGATGTCTTCAATCAGACGAGTGTATTCAAAGTGCTTATCAACAGTGATAGCAACTTCGCTTTCAGTGTTTTCCTGCAATGTTACAGCAGTGTTAGCTGATTTAGCATTAGCAGAGCCACGAATTGGCTTAGGAATGTGAAGAGTGTCACCTTTCTTGCCTGTCATAGACATCTTGGTAACAAGGTTAGCCAGAACAAGGTTCTTCTGATAGGCAGCAATTACCTCATCAGACCATATTTCTGGGATAAAAGTTGCTGCTGAAGTATTATCAACAGCACCGCCCATAGCGGGATAAGTGGAAGTAGCCATAATAGTTTCCTATAGTTTTAGCTTTTGACCCTTCCCTCAGAGTAAGCTTTCAGAATCTCTTCCGACATAGCCTGATAGCGGTTAGGGTCAGTTCTCATAAGATTAATAATGTCTGCCCTTCTGTAGATTTTTCTTGAAGCCTTTTCACCGCTGCCACTAGCACTGCCAGTAGCTGCTGCTTTGACTTGCTGTTTACGCTGTGACTTTTCAGCCTCAGCAGTCGTGCCTAGAAGTTGCTGACGTTCTTTCCAGTTAGAGAAAAGTTCATCTGCTGCATCTATGTCGTACTGCTGGTCTGCCTGTTTCAGCAACCTAGAGCGCATAACAGAACCGTTTACCCACTCAACAAACTTCTCATCCTGCAAGATAGCATTCATGTCAGGATGCTTTGATTGAAGTTGTGCTAGAGCAGTGCTTTTACGGTACTCCTGTGCCATCTGCTTTGCTTCTTGGACAGACGGGTGATTGTCTATAGCGTTACTAACAGCCTTGTCCGGCTCTGCGAAAAAGTCTACTTCTTCGACAGGTTCTTGCTTCTGCGAGAGTTGTGTCTGCTGAGTAATGTAGTCATCTACCACTTTACGCAACTCACCTACTTCAGAACTTTGTTTACCAACTAGCTTCTCAGCCTCTTGGTGCATCTGTACCAGTTCTTCAACAGACTTGTTACGATACTTATCAGGTATTGAGTTATCCTCTTCTACTGCAACTTCTTCTTCTACAGCTTCAAAGGACTCGGTGGTATCTGCGTTTTCCTCTTCGGGACGCTCATCAATAAATTTAGCCATTATTAAACTCCGTGCTTAAACATTGTGGATATTGGCTTTAAAAGGAGGAAGGGCTATTCGCTTGTCTTCCGTTCGTGTTTTATCTTCTCTTCACGCTGTCTAGCCCATCTCATAGTAGCTCCTGGGAAGTCACCACTAATATGGTCTAGCTTAGAGCGAACAGCAGATATTTGCCTAAGTGCAACTCCATCACATACAGGACAAGTAACTTCTGTTACGTCAGAACTTACCAGCTTCTCTGTTACGTGGTCTTTGTTACACTTAAAGTCAAATAGCATCATCTTCGTTATCCTCAGACTCTGCTTGCTCTTGAGCAGCAATCATTAACTGCTCCAGATTCTTTAGGTTATTAAAGACTGCAAGTTGTCCCTTCCTGTAGAAAAGGTCTTGTTCGTCTTTAGTAGCCTCTAAGTTATCAAGTTGTTCTATGTTGTTATCTACTTCTTCAATTAGCTGTTTCCAGCCTTTTGTTCTAAATGTTTCAAAGAAGTTGTTGTAGTATTCCTCAAGTTCTTTTTCCATCTCACCGCCATTGGGTTCTTGCTTTCTGTTTTGCTTTGTTGCTTAAATCACTGTAGTGATACAGCTTCTTGGAACTAGACGACATACGCTTACCAGTCATCA